CCATTTTTATTATGGCATAATTGGCATAATTTATTTCTATTTAAATTATCTACTCTTATACTTCTAATATTACCACAATTTACACATTCACAAATCCAAAAAGTTCGACCTTTTAATTTAGTCTGGTCTATATCTTCTTTTAAAATTTTATTATTTCCTATAATAGTTCCAGGTGTGTATTTAATTTTTGCTGGCATTATTAGAAACTCCTTTATTACCATTATATCCAAAAACATTTGCTTGATATAATTCTATAAAATATTTTTCTTTCTCATTTAATTCTGTTTGAGAACATTCTGTCAATAATTCAAAAGTAAAATTCTCTAATCCATATTCTTGAATTGCTTTATATAATTTATTTCCGGGCGGGGTGTCGATACCAAGCCCGCATTTACAATGTTCGTTCCAACGCTTATATATATCAACAGCTTGACCAATATAACATTCATTAGTAATAAGATTTGTTATTTTATAAATCCCGCATCTTGTTTTCCCTTGTAATATAATTGGAAATTGTTTTTTAGCAAGAGGTTGCCAATATGTCTGCCATATAAGCATTGATAAAATTCTAGGTTTATTAAGTTGTCTCTTAACAGTTTCAAGACGGCGTGCATCAGATAAATCTGATTCAGAAGGAGATAACTTATAGTTATCTTTATTGTCTTTTACCTCTTGTTCTTTTAAAAGAGCTTCATGGGCGGCTGCCCGTGTTTCTTTTAAATTATTTAAATCCTGCTGTATAGATTTCATTTCAGAGTTTAGTAATTCAACTCTTTTATCGAATGATAACTCTGTAGCGACATAAGCTTGTTCTAAAGTTTTTTCATAGTCTCTAAAAGCGTTATCACTTATTTTTTTATTTTCATCTAATGTATTAGAAATATTACTGCGTAAATCATTTAATTCATTAATTAAACGATTTTTATCTTCATCAAGATGATTGTATTCATAAGATAATGATGCTATATCATATTTTAGCTTTTGACGAAATTGTTCTTCTAATTCATTAGCCTTTTTTAATTCTTCATTTCGTTGATATATTGTTTTATCAACTTGTACTTTTTTAGATAATTGATAACCCAATATAATACAAACTATTATTAAAATAATAATTATTATGGCTGTCAATTTTGTCTCCTTATAGAAAACTGGGGTTAGATATAAAACCTAACCCCATATATTTTCTTAAATTTTAAACTTTAATTATTCAGCGTTCTTAGCTGCAAGCTTAGCCTGTGCTGCTGCAAGTTCCTCAGCTTCGATAGACTCAATTGTTGACTCGCGTCCCTTGTCTGTAAGCTGGATAAACTTAACTCCCTTATGAGTAACATTACCATTCTCATCTGTTTCCTCAATCTCACCAGGTACTCTTACTGCATAATCCTTACCCTTGCGGCAAAGAGCTGCTGTTACGATACCATTAACTGACTTGATTGGAAGTCCTGTAGCTTCAGCGATATCCTTTGCGATAATATCCTGTCCATCGTGTTCCTTAAGATAATTAAATACTGTCTTTGTGTTTTCCTTCATTAAACATTTTCTCCTTAAAATAATTTTATTTATTATAATATAAAGTATGTATTTTGAACACCTTTATTTTATATATATATTATACAAAAAATTTTTATAATTTTCAACTATTTGCTGTCACCTATACAGTTTTCCAAGTATTCCATAACCAGCATTAGTTGACCAAAATCCAACTTCTTAGTTTCTTCTAAGACAAGTTCTTCGAGGAGTTTATCATCAACCCCTTCATATTTGTTATGATATTCTATGATACGGTCTGCAATTGGACCGAGTTTCTTACCAAGTTTCTTACGAAATATTCTTTTTTCTGCTCTATTCATATATATAGACACTCCACTTCTTCATCTGTAGCATATGTTGCCCAAGCAACAATTTCACCACGATAAAATATATCTTCATTTCCTTCCAAACATTGTCCTCTAACAATAGTTCCTCTGTATGGATTATAAGTTAAAGTTCCTACTATCTCAAATAGACTATTACCAAGTCCACATAGAAAATGAACTCTTTTATTTACAGGACAATTAAATATATCTTTTCTCCATACTTTTGTCATGATAACATCTCCATTAATTCATTTTCTGTTATAATAGGAATACCTAATTCTTTAGCTTTTTTATTTTTTGATGAAGTAGAATTAATATCATTATTAATTAGATAATTAGTTTTTGAAGAAACTGAGCTGGCAACTTTACCACCTGCCGCTTCAATTACATCAACTAGCTCTTGTCTATTCTTAAAATTTTGGAGCTTTCCTGTTATTACAAAATTGCAATTATCTAATTTAACACTTTTGTCCTGATGTTCTGCGGGCTTGAATGTTATATAATCTACTATAGCGTCTGCTTCATCATAATCAAACTCGTGAAGTGCAGAGTTCGTTTCTGGTCCAAACCCACTCCATTGTGTAAAATCAAAATCTTCATGTATTAAATCTCTAAATTCTTTCCATGTTTCTACTTTTTCACAAATTTGTTTTGATACGCGGGAACCGATAAGAGGAATACCAAGACCTGATATAAAGGCATGGAGAGGAGCTTCCGCAAATGCATCATCAATACTTTTTAATATCTTTGACACTGATACAAAACTAAATCCAGGCTTATCCATCCATTCTTCACCATGTTTTCTAAGTTTAGGAATATCTGATATGTCATTAATCCAATCCCAGTCTACAAGTTTTTCAAGAGTCTTTTCTGAAAGCCCCTTAATATCAAGACCTTTCTTTCCACAGAAATGATCAAGTCTTTGTACTAATTTACCAGGGCATTGAGGATTATCACAGCGTAATTCTTCTACTCCAGATTCAGCTTTCCATATATCACAGATTGAACCACAAGCAGGACATACAAAATATCCGTCTATTCCATTAGAATCACAACATGAACCACCTGCTGCAATTATTTCACCATAAGGTCTTTTATCTGCCCAAACTACTTGAGGAATTATTTGATTTGCTTTTCTAATTTTAATTCTCTCTCCACGATAAGGGTCGCATCCAAGAGTATCATACATGACACTCATATTATGAAGAGATGCTCTTTCAACAGTAGAACCATCTATATCAATAGGCTCAAATACAGCAACAGGTGTTAAAATGCCATTTCTTGATACATCATAATCAATATATTTTAATCTTGTTTCATACTCTTCATCATAAAATTTATAAGCAAGTCCGCCTTTAAAATGATGATCAGTGCGTCCTGCAGCTTCATAATCTTTAATTAGGTCATATTTAAATACAATACCGTCAATAGGATAACTAAGATTTGCACTTAATTCTTTTATATATTCAATTTCTTTTTCTATTCCTTCGTCACCATTCTCTAAAGCAGGAACAGTTAAAAAATTTAATTTTTGTAAAAAACAAAATTTAGAACCTAAAAAATCAGTATCTAATCCACTTATAATATCCCAAGCTACAAAAGTTAAATCTCTTTCTTTACACTCTTTTGAATCAAGTAACCTTATACTTCCCGCAGCAAAGTTTCTTGGATTTTTATATTCTTTACACCAATTATGGAAATCTACATAAGTACAAATAATTTCTCCATCAATAGTAATAGAATTTTTATAATTAATTTTATTTGGGATAGAAGGAATAACAAGAACATTATGAAGTATATCTTCTCCTACTTCACCATTTCCTCTTGTTTCTGCGCGAACCAGCTTCCCGCCCTCATAAGTTAAAGAACAAGTTAAACCATCCATTTTAGCCATAACAATATAATCTTTATCACCAATAAAAGATTTAACCTCTTCTATATCTTTTGTTTTATTAAGTGATAACATTGGATGATTATGCTTAACCTTTTTAAGTTCACTTACTTCTTCAAAATGAATAACTTGAGTTGGTGACCATGGAGAAATATCTTCTGAATTGTTAAATTCATATTTCTGAATTTCAAAATAAACATCATCCCATGTTTTATCAGAAACAGTAGGACATCCTATTTCATATTCTTTAGTTCTATCATTTAACCATTGTACTTTATCTAAATATTCGTTTTTGGTCATATTTATCACCTCATCTTTTCAAGTCTATCTTTTCGTGATTCAAAAAAGTAATCACCTAAAAATACAACATCCTCATAACAATTTTTTCCATTACAGAATACGTACGTTGCATATAACATATCTGGAGGTCTACATTCATTTACATCAATAATTTTAATATCATAATCATTTCCATCTTCACTTACATTAATAATTTTAATATCATAATCATTTCCATCTTCACTTATATTAATAATTTTAATATCATAATCATTTCCATCTTCACTATGTAAAATATAATGGTCACCTACTTTTGGTTTATCCATAATTAAAACACTTCCCTTCTCTTACTTTCTTTATTTATCTATAATAATTATATCAAAAATTTTAATAAAATGCAAAAAGAGGAGCTAATGCTCCTCTTCCTTATCATCATTCAGCATTTCTATTGTAAAAATAATTTTTTTGTAGTGATTTATTTGATCATTATTACTATCTATTGAAAAACTAATTTCTCTATGATTATTTACTGATAAAACACATCTATATCTAAACAAGCATTTGGCATTTTGATAATTGCAGGTTTATCATCAATTTTAGTTTTAAATTCTAAATCTCCTACTAAACTCATAATTTAATAACCCTTTCTATTTTACTACCATTTACGATTTGTACACCTGCGGCGGTACGTCCCATGACGCTTATACCATTGGCTTCTATACAGATGGAGTTTGGTCTTCCGATGATGAGAAGGTGATCACTGCTGTCGATAAGGGCAGATCCAGCCACCGCGCTTTCTGAAACAATGACTCCGACTCCGCCTCTATTTTGGGTTGGAATTTCAGAGGTTTTAATTCGTTTTCCAAGTCCAGATGTGGTAAAAATGCCAAGATCATTATCATGTCGTTTAGAGATAGGTAATCCAACAAGAACTTCGTCACCTTCCTTTAATTTAATCGCTTTAACTCCCGCAGCAATTCTACCAATAGGAGCAATATCTTTAGTTACAAATTTAATTCCCATGCCTTTCTTGGTTACAACTATTACATCTTCATCATTAAGTAAAGTTACATTAGCAAGAGAGTCACCTTCTTTAAACTTAATTGCCTGAATACCAGTTGTTTTCTTTGTGTTCTTAAATTCATCAAGCTTAGTTTTCTTAATTAAACCATTCTTTGTAAAGAATACAACATACTTTGCATCTGTTTCTCTAAACTGAGAAGTTACATACATAATTTTTTCATTCGGATTAAGTTTTAAAAGAGTAGCAAGGTTAGTACCACGTGAAGCATTGGTTCCCGCAGGTACATTATCTACTAACATTCTAAACATTCTACCTTCTGAAGTAAAGATAAGTAATGTATCAACAGTATTAGTTGATATAGACGATAATATCGCATCATCTTGTGTCTTTATACCTTTACCATTTCTCTTTTGTATCTTAAATGAAGTTTTAGGAACTCTTTTAATATCTCCGGACTGAGTGCATATAACTACTACATCTTCAGGTTCCACTAATGCTACTTCTTTTTCTTCTTTTGGTAGTTCGATCTGCGCGAGCTCTGTCCTACGTGCGTCACCATACTTGCTTACTATATTATCTAATCTAGTTTTAAGTTCTTTAATTTGACATGGGCGGTCACTTATTAATTCTTCAAGTTCTGCAATCTTCTTCTTTAAATCTTCTTTTTCGTTTTCAAGTTTAACACCTTCCAATTTAGCAAGAGAAGAAAGTTTCATATTTAAGATTGCGGTAACCTGATTCTCCGTGAATCCATATTTCTCGATTAAGGCAATTTTAGCGGTAGCACTACTTTCAGATTTCTTAATTATAGCTATAATATTATCAACATCAGCTAAAGCTATAAGTAAACCTTTAACTATTTCTAATCGAGCAAGCGCTTTATCTCTATCAAAAAGCGCTTCTCGCACAATACAATCTAAATTATGTTCTACATAAATTTTAATACAATCTTTAAGATTTAATTCAGTTGGTGTTTTACCAACAAGACCAACCATATTATAAGAGAATGAACTCTGCATATTTGTATGGGCATAAATCTTATTTGCTATTGTATCTGGATTTGCTCCACGTTTACACTCAATCACAATCTTTACACCTTTTTTATCAGTGTAATCATTTATATCTTCTATTCCATCTATTTTTCCTTCATCACAAGCCTGACCTATTTCAGAAACAAGACCTTCAACATTTTGTCCATAAGGAATTTCATAAAATATGATACTATTTTTTTCTGCCTTATATCTTCCTCTAATTTTAACAGAACCATGTCCAGTTCTCATAATACTAGGAATATCATTTTTATTAATAACCTGTCCTCCTGTTGGGAAGTCTGGTCCTGGAAGCATCGGTTCTTCTCCTCGGAGATATTGATCGATGGCTGCCGCGACTTCATTTAAATTATGCGGCGCCCACTTACAAGCTATAGCCCATCCTATACCTTCGTTTGGATTACAAAGAAGATTTGGGAAGATTGATGGAAGAGTAACCGGCTCTTCGTCTGAATCATCATAGGTTGGCATAAAATCAACATTACCTTTTTTTAATCCACTAAGTAATCCATCTTCTGCAAGTTTAGATAATCTAACCTCAGTATAACGCATACTAGCCGCATCATCACCAATTACATTACCATTATTCCCATGAAAGTCTATTAAAGGATAACGCATTACCCACGACCGAGATAATCTTACCATTGCTCCATATATACTTGAATCACCATGAGGATGAAGATGTCCCATAACATCTCCAACAAGTCTTGCTGCTTTAACATGACCTTTAGATGAAGTGTATCCAGCATCAAGAGCCTGATATAATATTCTACGAGCAACTGGCTTTAATCCTGAAAGAGCATCTGGGGTTGATCTATCTGTATTAACAGCAACTCCATACTCTATACCATTTTGCTCCATTTCATTAACAATATCATTAGTCTGCATAAGTTGCCTCCTCACTGTGTTGTTTTAAAAATTCTTTTCTTGGAATTGTTGCTGTTCCCATTAATACATCAAATATTCTATCTGCTGCTTTTATATCACTTACTGTAATTTGTTTTATAATTCTTTCATCAGGATTTGTGAGAGTTTCTTCAGTTTCCTCGACATTCATCTCACCAAGTCCCTTCATACGCCTAACAGTATATTTTTTACCTTTATGTGTTTCTCTATACTGTTCAAGAGCTTCATCGTTTTTAAGATAAATATATTTATCTTTGCCTTCTGTAATTTTATAAAGTGGAGGTACTCCTGCATATACATGACCATCTATAATAAGCTGTGGACAGAAGTTCCAAATAAATGTATAAAACAAATTCTTTATATGCGCTCCATCGCGTGTTATTCTTATGTTTCCATAAGCACTGACTATCTTTTACTTATTACTATTGTAATAAGGAGACCATTTCGAACTGCGTATCAATAGCAGCCCTACTTCCCCGCCCATAAGGCAAAAGGAATAGTCGATACAGGTTCAAATATTTATTCATTTCTTTTCTTTCTTTTTATAAATAGGAAGTTCTGAGTAATATCTACCCCATAATATTTGTTGAAAAGTTTGATAAGATACTCTATCTTTATAATCATTATAAATATTTTTTGCACTTTCGTTTACATATCTTTTTCTTATATTTATAACTTCTTCATTTGTAAACTTAGCGCCAGTACCTTGCTCACCTTTACTCTGTTCTGTTTTATAATACTGTTTATTTTCTTCTGTAAATACTTCAGGCATTATATGTGACCAACTACGACCTTGCCACACATTTTGAAAAGATTGGAAAGTTATTATATTCTTATATTCTTCATAAACATCTTTTTGTCTTTTATGATTATTATAAGCTATTCTAATCTTTTTTACATCTTCTTCAGTAAGTTTTGCATTTGGATTATGAGAACCAATTACATCTCTTAAACCGCCATCAAATTTATTTCCAGAAGCTTTTGCGTTTAATTTATTAACCCAATATCTTTCTCTTTCACTTAATTCTTCTACTCTACATTCTTCAAGAATTTCATAAGTAAAAGCATCAATGTCTTTTTCTTTAATATAACCATCAAAAGGTATTCTTGATTGTTCATAAGTCTTTGTTTTATGTTCTTTAAATCGTCTTTCTATATCATTACTTTTACCAACATAAAACATTTTTGGGTTTTCTTTTTCTGTTATTTTATATATTCCTATCATTTTTATTCTCCTTTAATACTTATTAAAAGAGAATGGATAAATATTTGTTTCCCACGGGATTTCCATATCTTTCGACTTAGGATTCCCCGTTAGCACTCTCATTTTCTTTTCTATTATATATGAATTTTATGTGTGACACATAAAACTCATTTGTCCTAGAAAAGTTGAGTACCCGCTTGATTAAGCGAAAAGTCTTTCATACGCCGTGTTACTGACGTCCGCATCACTCATAATGATTATTTTACCATATCTTAAATCATCTTCATCATAAGTAAGTTTCATTGTCTTTGGATCAACTTTTAATCCAAATGCTTCAATCATTGTCATAATCTCTGCATTTTTTCTTATTTTTTCAAGGGTTGCTTTCTGCGTATTTAATATCTTACCTCGAACAGGTATAACCGCCTGGAAATCTTTGTTGCGGGCAAGCTTTAAATTACCTGAAGCACTGTTACCCTCAGTTATATATATTTCGCATTTCGTTCTATCTTTACTCTTGCAATCTGCAAGTTTACTATCAAACTTTAATGCTTTATCTTTCTTTTTATTAACACCACGAGCAGCTTCTCTAGCTTTCTTAGCAGCTTCGCGCGCCTTCTTAGCATTAATAGCCTTGTCAAATAATATTTTGATATTTTTTTCATTATATTGCAAATATTCTTTTAAAGCTTCTGTTGTTAATTTTTGAACATATGTTCTACCTTCAGAAGAACTTAATTCTTCTTTATTTTGTCCTTTAAATACTGGGTCAATCATTTTAAAGTTAAGAATTAAAATCTGCCCTTCTTCAAAATCTGAACCTGTTAAATTATCATCTTTTTCTTTTAGCCACTTTTTTTCTCTTGCAAATTGATTAAGAGTCATTGTCCAAGCGGTTTTGAATCCAGTTAAGTGAGTTCCTTTTTCTTGAGGAATATTATTTGTATAAAGTTTTGTTATACCGCTATATCCATTAGTATAACCAATAGCTGCTTCAACTTGGAAACTACCTTCTTCTTTATAGAAATAAATAGGATCACATAACTTTTCTTTATCTTTGCTTAAAAATTGAATATAATCAAATAATCCATTTTCAGATAAAAATGTTTCAGATTTTCCATTTACAATATATTCAAAAGTCAATCCTTTACATAAAAAACTAAATTCTCTTATTAAAGTTCTAAGTTTATTTTCATCAACCTTAATTGTTTCAAAAATTTCTGCATCAGGATAAAATAAAACACTAACACCTCGTTCATTTGATTTTATTTCTTTAGAACTAATAAATTTACCTTTACTAAATTCTACTATTTCTTTAATCCCTTCTCTTGCGGTAGTTACAATCATTTTTGTTGATAAAGCATTTACTGCTTTACCACCAGTACCATGTTCACCACCGGAAGTATTATAACCGCTTTCGCCAGTTGCATTATTAAATTTACCACCAGTGTTTTGAATACCAAAGCAAGCTTGAAGTATACTGCAACCTGATTCATGTTTTCCATGTGGAATACCTCTTCCATTATCTTGAATAAATATTCCACCATCTTTTCTTAGTTCAACAAGAATTTTGTTTCCAGCTCCATTTAAATATTCATCAATACTATTTGAAATTATTTCTTTAATACAATGATGTAAACCATTAATATCTTTTGAACCTATATACATACCAGGATATTTTCTAATATGTTCAAAATAATCTAATGATTCGATACTTGAAGCATCATAATTATTCATTATTATTCTCCTTAACTATAAAATCACTTGTTTCTATTAATAAATCATCAATTATTATATTATTATAATGTGTATAAGGTATTCGTATCAAAGGAAATTGTATCAAAATCAGTAGTTGACAAATCATAATAAATAACTGGTGTCATTTTATTCATTCAATAAAATCTCCTTAGATTTTTTTCTTATACTATAATTATATCAAATTTTTTCTTTAAAATCAAGATTTTTAGCTTTCTAGTTCTTTAGAGAGCTTAAATTTTTTCTTTCTTTAAATATTATATCGAAAAATTTTCTGAATGTCAAGAGGACAAAAAAATAGGAGAGGTTTATACAAACCTCTCCTAGTATATTAAACTTCTTCAGTATATTTTAACATAATCCATCCAGCACCAGATTTAAGTTTACCCCAACCATCCTTTTCTTCAATGATTGTATAAACCTCAGTTCTCTTTACTACTGTCGTTACACTATAATCCGTACTTGGACCTTTTCTAACATTTAAAGCATATGTTGTAATTCTTACTTGCTTTTCAGCTTCTTCCTTTTCTGATTTCTCTTGTGCGGGAGCTGGTGTTTCAGAAATAGTCTGATCTTGAAGTCCACTAGAAGGTTCTTCTTTAGGACCATCTTCTTCTCCCAGTGCAGCGCCTACATCGCGTCTTACCGCCTTCATATCTTTATCAATTAATTTAGGAAACCAATGATTAATATCTGCATGACTTGTACCAAATCCAAGTTTACTTGCATCGTTATGACAAGTAATAGTTGGTATTTTAACTCCATTTACTTCAACGTATCCATCAGGAGCTATTTCAAATTCTTTGCAAAGATAAGCTGTTAAAGCAACAGCTTCGTCATATACTTGTTTAGCATATTTTTTATCTTTCAAGTTATCTTCACAAATTTCAAACTGAATCCAACCATATTTCTTTCCATTTTTGGAAAATTTATTACAACTTCCTTTAGAGCCACTTCCGCAACCCCAAGGAGCATAATCCCATGGTAAAGCCTGAACTGTTCCTATTGTACCATCTGCAAATTTACCAATAAAAGCATTAACTCCCGCGCTAACTTGACTATGATTCCAATCGTTTTTATTAAGATTTTTACCAAGTTTGGCAATATCTTTTAAATAATTTGTACTTCCATCTGTTGGTTGTACATATCTTTTTAAAGCAGTGTTATTAGCTCCAGTACTGTGCCAGAGTATTCCAACAGGAATAAATTTCTCTGTGCCTTTATAACATCTACTATTAGTCTGTAAACAAATATAAGGTTCATAACCCATTATTCTTCATCCTCCTTATTCTCACACACCATGTAATCACTAGGCTTGATGAGCATACCGATTTCTTTGTTTTCTTTCATAAGTTCTTCTAACTCGTCAAGAGCTCCATCTACCATCTTTGAAAAATCTTCAAAACTTATAAAAATTGCAATAGCTGGAAACTTCTTAATAAATAAGTCATATACATATCTTAATTTAAGTTGTCCAGTTCCAGAACCAAGTTCAGCTTCCGCCTTAGCTACCGCATAAATAAGCCATTGTCTTACTTGTTCAAGTTGTTCATTACCAGGTTTCTTGAACCAAACATAAGCTTTAATTGATACTACTGAAACTATAGCAATAGCAGCTATAATTAAAAACCAATACTCTTGAATAAAATCAATTACTGACATTTACATCTCTCCTTTTCTCTATAATCTTTCTGCAATCTGCGCTATCTTAGAACGATGACAAATAGGCAATGTTACTTCTCCATAAAATTCTTGTCCTTTAAAAACTTTAGATACCCTTCTCATACCATTATTGACTCCTGAATATATACCAAGGTCAACTTGGGTATCACTATCACCATCAAGAACACATATACCATCATCACCAATTCTTTGTAAAGCTAATTTAATTAAATCTATATTAAGATTTTGAGCTTCTGTAATATATATACCAGCTCTCATACCTGTAGTATCAAAGCCTCTAATATCTGACATTGGAAGTAAGATTAACTCTCCTTCTGCAACAAGTCTTTCAACAGCAACTCTATCTCCTAACTTAGACACTAAAAAGTTTCCTATTTGACTATCTAATAATTTTTCAGTGCGGGAACCAGGATAGTAACCAAGTTTAGCTGAGCCAGCGGTTGCAACTGTATTACAAAAGATAATAATTTTATCAATTACCCCAGCTTCAAGTCTATCAAAAAGAAAACCAAGTCCGAGATAACTCTTACCAGTACCTGCCGCACCTCTTAACATAGTTAAAGTATTATGTTGTAAACTATCAACAGCAAGTTTCTGATATAAATCAATAGGCTTAATCTCACCAAGCATTTTTGATTTAAAAGTATTAAATTGTACTTGTATTAATTTATTATCCCTTAATACATAACAGTCAATATCTTTATCATCTTGTCTTATTACTAAATATTGATTTGGTAATAAATCAAAATGTTCGCCAGAATAAACTTTATTATATACCTCCGCAAGCTCATTTTCATCATAACAAGTTATAATTTTATATCCAGTATATGCAGCATCTTCTTTTGTTGTTAAACTATTTGTAGTTAAACCAAGACATTTTGCTAAATTGTTACAATTAACATCGTCTGTTACAAAGCATATATCAGGATGTCTCTCACTGTAAACATAGGCGGAAATCACAATGCGCGAATCATTATTATCTAATAAAAATGGAATGGTTTTTAAATAAGTTTCATCCCATTCCCGCTCATAATTCACTATTGTGTATTTACCATAATAAAAGTTTAGTAATTGACTTACTTTTTTTGCTTTAAATTTTATATTATCATCTTTTTTACTTGAATTCTTTATCTCTTCTAACTCCATTAGAGTGATATTACTCACTACAAAAGGAGATGAAGAGATGTTTTTAAAGATAATACTATAATTATTTAATAAACTGCAAGTATCATAAAAAAACATCTAGTCACCTCATTTTACTATATGATAATATATTTAATTTTTTATGCTATAAAATTAATCATTTTTGACCTGATCAAGCTGTTTTATTGCTTCACCAAGTTTTGCAAGACTTTCATCTCTAGCCTTTTTATCCATTGTTCTACTTTTAATATATAGTTTACGACTTTCAATAGTTGTAAAGATAACCTCTTTAATAGCCTGTTTATCCGCTTTTAAATTATCAAGTTCTTTAACCATTGCTTCACGCAAATTCTCTGCATAAAATCTATTTACAGCGGTTTCTGGTATAGATTTAAGTAATCTGTCCATTGCTTTGATTTCACATCTTTTTTCTTTCATTTGATGATTAATTAAATTAATATTTGCACGGGCTTCCGCAATACTCATGCCAACGCTATAAGATGGTGGGAGAGGATCGTCTGGATGAATATTTGCACATCCAAAAAATGTTCCTTTACTTGTCTTTAATCTAGCTATTGTTAGACCAGTTTCTTTGTCATAATCGAACTCAGTTCTTTTCTTCATAGTTTCTCCTTTAAAATTGAAATGTATTTTTTTTATTTAAAAAAGATTGTATATCTTTAATAATATCATCAAGTAAAATAGGATAACAGTTATTCGCATCTAATTCTATATGATAAATAAGTCCTAAATGCATTTTCATATCTTGAAACTTATCTTTAGTATGGGTATGACCACATAAATTTATTACTCTCCTTTTAAGAGGTTTGTCATTATCATAATTTGAAGTTAATGTTGGATAATGAGAAAGATAAAAATGATAACCATTGTATTTAAGCATATTAGCATATCCAAGACAATCGAATCCTTCTAACTCCATTAATTCCTGGCGGGTTATCGTGTCGTGATTACCCCAGATTATATGTTTCTTTCCAGGAAGGCGTCTCATATAAGACATACCTTCTTCATTATTATTAAGAAAACAATCTCCAAGGATATATAAATCATCATCCCAATCTACTACTTTATTAAAATTTTTAATTATTTGTTCGTTCATTTCATGCACAGAAGAGAAGCCTCTTGGTCCATAGATAAAAGGCTTATCATGGCAGAAATGTAAATCTGAACAAATCCATATTTTATTCATAATAATTTTCTCCTTTTATTCGTTTCTGAAACTCTTTTTGTACTTCTGTTAAAAATTGATTATATATTTTATCAGACAATATTAAATATGTATCTTCAATTCTATAATTTCCTTCATGACAATAAATATCTTCAAACCTATCAAAGTTTAATTTAACTTGCATTTTTAATTCATTAAAGTTAAAACTAAATATGAAAGGATCTGCAATAATATTATTAAAATCTAATATCTTAACATATCTAACATTTTTATATATTTTAGTAAACCATTCAGGAAATTGGTTATAAATTTCTATTAATTCTCTCATAATTCAATCATACTCCCGTGTTTTCCAGTTTGTTTATAACTCATAAATAATCTTTTTATTGGTTGACTTTTATCATTTAATATTATTAGATAATCTACTTCTTTGCATATACCTTTTACTAATTTATCAAAAGAGGTATATTCCTTGCGGTGACAAGGTATACCTCGTAAAGCGGAATATTGTTGCGCGAGCGGCGGGTGCGTGTATATACTACCTTTGATTCCCGCAGAAAACATGGTAAACAAGTAGCATCCGCTATGTTCAATTAATTTTTCTAAGCAGTCATCAACAAGTTTAAAATGTGCTGGATTTGTTGCATCCCCGCCTACTATACCTACATACATATTATTTTCCTTTAATCATAATGACCTTATCAAAATGTTCAATATAAGTATTAGGTAATTTAAATCTATTTTTCATAGCATACATTGTTTTATCTGGTACTCTTGTAATACCAACTCTTTGAGCATTTCTCTTCAGACAAGTCTCAAAAGGAGTATCCATAATTATTACAATAGTCTTAAATCCTTTTGCAGATAAATTACTTAATAATTTCTTTCTGCTATTAATAGTTAAATGAGTTGCATCTGCAATAACAGTTTTTCCGTTTAACAAATACATATCTATTCTATTACAAAACTCTTTATATACATCTGCTTCATGGTCAAAATAATGTTCTTGGTCAGTTACACTTTCATATCTAACTTCATCTCTTGATACATATTCCCAATCAGGATGTATTTTAAGTAAGTTTTTAGCGTAGGTTGACTTACCACAACCTGGAATTCCGCACATTATAATTAATTCACTCATTATTATCAACCTCTTTCTCTAATTCATTCATTCTTTTTCTAAATTGACCAAATTCAAGTTTTCTAGTACCATCTTCATTAAAATTATTATTTTCATATTCCCAATAAAAATCTTCTAATGTATAACCTGTACCAAAATCTCGAACTTCTACCATATTTGTTTCTCTTTTGCAATATATACAATACATCTTTTTCAAATGTCCACATTCCCGCTCCTGACCTTGTTTTCTTTGAACAGGAATATTCTTCTTTCCGCACTGTGTACAATACATATTGCTTAATGTCATTTTACCCAATTAAGCACCACAACCTTTCTATTTAATTTTTATCTATATTTTCTAAAGATATTATACCAAAATTTTTAAAAAATTGCAAAAATGTCGTGGTTTACACCACGACATAATTACTTGTTTCTAATAATAAATCTTCTATACATAAATCTTTTAAATGTGTATAAGGAATTCTTATTAGTGGTATATTATTTTCTTTACACCACTGATTTTTTATTGCGTCTCTTTCTAACTGTGCTTGTAATTGCTCTTCTGTGTGCCATCCATGTAAATTACTTATATAATGAGTTTCTCCATCATATTCAATTAAATATTTATTATTAACAAAAAAATCAAATTTTGCCCAGGGTTATTAATGATATTTCATTAAAAAGCTAGGTGAAACAAATTTAAAATATTGTTGCCCTGTTTCTTTATCATAAAATACTATTCCTTCTTTTGGTAGTCCATCTATTTTTGAACCTTCACTTTCAACATAAGTTTGAAGTTCTTTAATAGTATCTGGTAAAATATAATTATCATCAAGGATAGGTACATGAGGAAGATTATATTTTTCACAAATCTCAATAACTTTATCCATTGGCATTTTTTTACCTTCAGATACAATATGAAAAACTCTAATTTGATGATCTGTTAAAGAATAATCTCTTTTTTGAATACCTGAACCAAATATTTCCATTTGAAGTGCAACATTAGGTAAATCATAATCATTAAGTATTTTAGTAATTATTTCTTTTAAATTATATTTAAAATACATTTCATAATAAACATTTTTATCATAAAAACATTTTTGGTTTTCATCTTCAAAAACAACATTACGAGAACAAATATAATATTTAATTTTACCAAATTTTTTTCTTTCTGCCATTATTGAACAAGAACAACCATCAATTTTTTCTGTGGCTACATAAGGCTGCTTATCATTTAATAGCCAAACACAATTTTGAATTCTTTCAACATCAGTTTTTGCGGCAATATGGGCAGGCCATCCACCTCTTTTATCTTTCGCCTTTCCAAAGAAGAAGAACATTACTTTCTTACCCCAATCACGCTTCATTATCCATCTAGCCCAATTCTTTTTAAACAGTTCTGGATAGCGCTGAGCCATTTTCTTATATTTATCTACAGAAGGAGCTTTACGCTTGTTATCTGCATCAAGAGCATAAGTTATACCAAGCTGTTTAGTAAGGAAGCGAGATTCATCTTTTACGAAATGTTCAACTTCATTATTATCTATAATACAATTTTCTATTTCATCAACTTTCCATTCAAAATCAGATGGGTGCATAAGAAGTCCCTGTGAATAGAACTGCTTAAACTTCTGTGTCTTTACTTTATAATGATATTTAGAAAGAAACTCAAAAGGAGCAGTTGCAGGTGTTTTTGAGTCTATCTCTATATAGATACCTAAGTCACCTGGTTTAAATAAATCTTTACGAACCATAGTTTTCCATCCACCAACGACAGCCGCCTCTACTCTATCTTTACCTTCTATTGGCTCTATTGCATCTACTGTTACTACATATGCTAATTCTCTTACATTATCTTTGTTTAACATTATTATCACCCCTTTGTCTTAATTACCCAAATTATCCAATTTGCTATTAAAGCCATCCACATTAGTGTTTGATAGAAATTACAATTATTTTCGTATCGTAAAATATCAATAGCCTCTTCAGATTTAAAAAGCTTGTGCATATTAATACCAAGTCCAACGACAGAAATTAACCATAATATACACAGACCAGCACTAATATAAGTAAACACTTCTATCTTATTACCCCTTTCTTTATTTCTTTATTACATTATATAAAAAATTTTAAAAAAAGTCAAAAAAAAATAGCGGAAAGTGCTAAAAATTAAGCACTTCCCGCTTCTCTTAATTACCATATATATGATTTGCCTCATTCATGAGTTCATCATGTACTGTTGTAACTACCCAATGAGCTCGCTCAAATGGTTCAGGTTCTGTAATAGCAGTAATACATTTATATAAATAACCTTCATAAGTACAATAATCTCCAACTGCATATGTCTTTAATTCAGAGTATTCTTCTGTTGAAGTAGATAAATTCATTCTAACAGACTCTGCTGGTAGTTTATATGCGGGAGCACGATAAATTGAATTATTAGTGAAAGTAATATATTTTTGACCATTTATTTTAAATATACATCCAGGTGACTCTAAATCACCAGTTACTTGTTGTCTAAAGTTTTTAGACCAGTAACCTGTATTCAAATAACATCTTACTAAAGTTAAACTGTGAGCAGTTTGATATATTTGAACTGGTGGTAATTGTTGTACATTAGTATCATATTCATATGAACCATGACCATTATCTAGACACCAATGAAAGTTGTTATCTGTAGGACTGTTCCATCCATAATACCAATGTCCGTCATCTTCCTCTGGCGACAGTACAACAAGACCATTATTCATCACGGGGTTATCATTCGCGCATGAATAATATACTTCAGAAAGTGTTGTATCTTCAGTAACCATACCCATATATAAAGCAATACCATTATCGGCAAGAGGAATAAAGAATATTACACAATTAGGTCTTGATACTGTTATAGTTCCACCTTCACCATCATCTATTGTTTCTGTATAATTAAAATTTACTAAATCTTTTGTAAAAGCAGACTGACCATCACTTCTATGAAAAGTAATAATATCGTTATTAATTTGCCAATAACAAGTAGTATCAGATTCAGCTTCGTCCCAAAGTATTTTATTATTTGAAATAGTAAATCCTTTACTTTCTAAATAACTGGTTACATCACCTATATTATAAAACATAAATTTTTCAATTCCAGATTGACTTGTCATTCTATCACCACCTTAATTTGCTGGAAGTTCAACTACAAGGTTACCATAAACACCATAGAAGTTTCTTCCATTAAAACTGAAAAATTTATTATCTAAACCTGTTGATGGAAGAGGCTTCATTGCACCTCTAATACCAACTGATGCTCCTTTTTTAGGGATAGTGGTTGCTATATATAAATTATTTAAAAAACTATTATGATAAGGAGCTTTTATTAAAGTTAAAGTATTTTGTTTTATATCAGTGCGATCTCCTTGCCAATCTAATAATCGTGTTCCATATTGAGTTAAAGTCGCTGAATTAGTAGATAATGATAATCTTACAGATGAATCATGCATATAATGACTAAACTCCCCTACACCTCCAACAGTTCCTATTCTTGAGTAAATATAATTATAATTATTTGTAATATTATTATAAAAACTTAAAACTTCACTATGCCATCCGCTATCCCCTCTACTAATTTCTGTATATCCAGGAAAATGATTATATGAATATATTTTAGGTGTATTGCTATACCCCTCTATTGCAGCATTTGCCCCATATGCAGAAATAAGAAAACCTCTATTTTTTAAAGGGATAAAAAAAGTCATACAGTCTGCCCAATAAACACGTGCTGATCCAATATAAGGATTCAGACTATCTGATACCCATCCGTCTTGATCCTTAAAGTAATATCTTTGTGGAACGACGTTGTCACCACCCCAAATAAAATGTCCATTTGTCTGAGAATCGTATTTCCATTTTATATCTTCTGCTGGTTCATTTAAATTTATTTCACTTCCATCTGTATTAATAAAACCGCAACTTTTCATAAATGAAGTAAAATTTACAGACCGACTTACTGAATGTAAATTATATGATGTTGAATTTAAACTACAACAAAAAATCTCTCTACTAAATTGCATCTGTATTCCTCCTTTACTGTAAGTATATTTCTTTTATAATATAGCCCGCATCAGAAGTAGATGCAAAATAAGGGCGAGTATCAACTCTATTATTATCTAAATCTAAATGATAAATAGGATAAGATAATATGGTTTCTTCATTAAAACTACCTTCGTCATAGTTATATCTACCAGTTCCTTCTATTACTGTAGGTAGTGATGCGGTAGTGTCTCCTATTCCTATTTGATATTCAACTTCTGTATTAGCTACTTTTGGTGCTACTCGAATAAATATAGTGTTTCCAAACATTTGACACTCATCTGAACAAATAAATCCTTTAACACCTTCAACAATATCATTACTTGATATGTTAGTAGTATTTTCTGTCATATTATATAAAGTATATGAACCATTCATAGCACCAACTTTTCTACCTGTATCAGTATCTATTTTAAAGATATTTGTTTTTAAATCGAAAGCATCTTCAAACGATAATACTGATATATTAGAGCCATATATTGGAGACATATCTTCATCATTAGATACTGAAGGATCTCCGTTTAAACTTGTGCTCGATGTTGTTCCAGATTCATCAAAATCAGCAATAGTAAGCATAACTGGGTTTTGTTCTTGAGCTGCATATTGATTAGCCATTATTATTTCACTTGTAACAGCATCGACTCCTTGAAGAACATCTTTATCATAATAATCAAAAGGAATAACTTGTGAATCTTTAACATATCCATAATTACCACCTTCAGTTATTCCAAATTTAAACTCATATTCTTGTCCACCATATAAAGCTTTCAATCTATCTTCTAATGCAATTAATCTTCTTTGATAATCTTGCATTAATGTATTCATATAAATTTGATAAGAGAAAAAAGCATTATAAATTGCTTTATTTTCAACAGGATTAATTGAATTTGATAATAATTCAGTATCTATTTGAATAGACTGTTCTGTTAACCAGTCTAAGAAATCTTGTTCAGTACCAGTGTGTCCAGCATCTAGCCAAATTTGATATGCGGAAGCACCTGGATCACCTTTGAGTGCGGCGACCTGTTCAGGGGTAAGTATAACTTCTCCCATTGGACCTTGAGGACCTTCCGGACCAGCAGGACCCTGTGGACCGCGTTCACCTTGAGGTCCGCGCAAAGTTTCAAGTTGTTCAGGAGTTAAGCTATCAAAAGATATAGTACCATCTCTACCCTTAACATTAATTCCTGTGTTTTCATTATTTACATAAACCCATCCGTTTGTGTCAATATAAATATTATCTCTTTGCCAAAAATTTTCATCACCACTATAATCACCATGTGGTAATATTGTTTGCTCTTTTTTATATATATCTAAAACTTCCCAATAGTCTGGAGATTGGTTAGGACGATGATTTAAATTACCTTGAACAAGGCTCTTATATATCATGCCACCGCCGCTAACTTCATCACCAAAATTATATGAAATAGTAGAGTCCCAATTTAAAGGGAGTGTATTATTTCTTGTTGTAGGCATTATGTCTCATCTCCTTCTTCCTCTTCTTCAGGTTCATCTTTTAATCTAATATATAATTCACCATTTG